ACCAAGGGTATCGTGCTAAGCTGCATTTACGTTCACCCCTCATGGGGCGCATGACACCCACCTACGGAACGGGAGGTGGACCATGGAGAGCGCCATGAACACTCTGTTGCTCGTGAAGCAGCAGCTTGAAAAAGCTGCCCGCCTTCGCCAGGCTCAGTTGGCCTCATTGCACGGCCACCGTTATTGCGTGGCTTAAGCTCATCGGCCCGCTACGGCGGGCCTTTATTTGCCTTCTTTCTTGTGAATGTAAGCCTTAAGCTCTCTTAAATAATTCCTCAGCATTGCAGCCTGTTGCAAATGCCAAGGGTCACGATATTGGAAATACAGGCCCATGTGATTATCAATGGCCTTCAAAATATTATGAATGGGCGCGTTCCATGGCTCCCTGATCGGCGTGTTGAACGTCCGACGCTCGTCCATGGCCCAGGCCGAAATAGTTTTGTACACAATCTAACGCCACTGGCGTAAAATTATTCACTTCTACGCATGCATTGAAATATCTTTTGTCCACAGTTTCATCATCATGCCTAATCAAATGGCAATGCAAATGGCCATGCACATTACCAATGTACCTGCCTATTAAATTAGCAGGATGCACGGGAATATGCGTGAAAATCAGACCATCACGAAAGAAGGCCCCTCTCACGTCATGGAAATGTTTTGCATAATCTTGAAGCCTGAAAATATCATGATTGCCCCTAATTAATACTTTGCTGCCATTAAGCCGCTCCAACACATGCAGGCCGCTCCGTGGAATGGCCACATCTCCCAGCACATACACCCTGTCTTTCGCATGGACAATATTGTTCCAACGCTCTACGAGCGTTTCATGCATTTCTTCCAACGAAGAAAATGGACGCACCAATTCTCCGTCTGGGCGCATAAATTCCAAAATTTTGGCATGGCCAAAATGCGTGTCGCTTGTGACGAAGGCGCTCATTAGGAAATATTCACAATGGAAAGGCCGGGAATTGCACCCGGCTCTTCTGGGCTACGTGCCCAACGCTGTCTTAGCTTCCCAAGCCAGGAAAGGCTCTCCACTACCGACGGTGGACCTCAGAACTGGCATTGCCCAATATTAACAGCGTTTACCGTCCGTAAGAAGGCAGGTCATAGTTCGCAGCCTCAAAGAACGCCGGCATCCGACTGCGGGCCGTATCATTCAGCTCTTCAGCTTTGCCCTTCTCAAACAAGCTGTCACTCTGACGCAGCCAGAAGTCCTTGTTCAACCATTTGTCGTTGCTAGCGCCAAGTTGGTCAAAAGCCCACAATGCAGTGGCCCGACGTAATTGGTTCAAGCTCTGCCCAGCAGTTTCGCCAAGCTCCCGAGCCACAAGGCTATGCACGCCAACGTGCGTAATCTCGTCACGACTAATATCAGCAGCCACAGTACGAATGCCAATGTCTCCGTTGAAACGGAAAAACGGCAGCACCACAAAGAAAATACTGCGCTCCAAAATGGCAGCTTTCAAAATGGGATGGGCAGGATGCTCGTTCCATGCCTTCAAAATGTTTAAGGCTTCTTTCTCAGCCTTCTCATTGGTGCCATGGGCGGCCGTCACATAGTTCAAAGCCTCATCGTGACGCTGCTCATCCTGCTGGTTATGGCGCAATGCCTCAGCAATGCCAGGCGTGGAAGGAAGCTCTTTCTGCAAGCCCTGCTCCAAAAAGTCCTTCACCGGCAGTTCCAAATGGCGCAATGCAAGAAGCGAGAAAATCGTATCCTCGCTCCCTTCCTTCAACTTGCCTTTGCCAACAGGCACGGCCTGCCAAGGACGCTTCTTGGCAATCATGGAAAGATAGGGGCTCTTGGTCGCGGCGGTCATTGTCGTACTATTATGCGATGGTGTGAGGAGCAGAAAGGGGGCGCAAGCCCCCTTTTTCTTTGTCATTCGGCGCAGGCAGCGCAGAATCCAGCCTCTAGCGAACAAGATGCAGAAGGGCCTTCGGCTTCAGACTCATCGTCTAAGCCAAACATGCTCTTAAAATCGTCGTCCAATGCAGCATATGCATCGTCCTTCCGTTGGGTGTCCGGAAGAACTTGCAGGCTGTAATAGAGGCTTGTCTGAGTAGATTCTAGCCAATCCTTCAAGAAGGCTTCGTCATAAATCACCACATCACTCCATGAATTAAATGAATAACCATGGAACAATCCGCTGCCTTGATACATGCGAATTAGCTCGTCTGCAACAAGCTTGTAAGCTTCCCAGCCCACATCAGCCGCAGTCTCCACGGGACCATAATCAAAGCTTTCCACGCCAAACGTGCCTGAGTCCCTGTCTACTTCCCGAGCGATGGGAGGGGCAATTTCAGGCGTGGTTGTGAAGCCACGAAGATCGCGATAGCGATAGGAGCATGATGCAGTGGGAGCAATGGCAAAGGCACGCTCCATTCCAGCCTCGCGGGCAATATCAGCAGCAGCATGAATGCCTTGGTGAATGGCGAACACAGCATTTCCTACTGGTTTGTCCATAATTTCATACCAATCTTCAGGCTCCTCCTGATTGAAAGCCTTCAGAGCCCGGCCAAACTCTGCATAGCTAATTTCATGAATGCTCAAGAAATTAGCCAGTCCCAGCAGGCCAAGCCCCACTTGCTTGTCAATGGAAGCAGGAAGATATTCGCCAGTGTCGCCAACGCCTGTTTGAGCATGAAGCTCGCACAATTGCGTCATGCCTTCAATAAAAGCGCCTTGAATTTCATCAATGCTGCATGCGCCAAGATTAACGTGCTGCAATAGGCAAGTACCACGATGCGGAAGATAAACTTCCAAACAGACATTCGCCCTAATACGCTCTCCTTTTCTGTTGTAGCGAATTTTGTTGAGCCAGAGATCACCAGCAGAGATGGCACGAAGAGTGGCATTAATCAGCTCAGGCGACGCCTTGTCAAGAAACTGCTCGTCCACATTAAGGCAACGCTTCGTCCAGGGCAGTTCCTGTCTGGAAACATTGACAAATTCCATGGCATCAGGGTGGGTGTAGTCCAAATGGAGAACTACGGCCCCATTTTTATATACGCCACCACGCCTCAAAATTTCATTGAGCGTTGAATAGATTTTGCCAAAGCTGATAGGACCGCTAGCAACCAGTCCTTTGCCATTTTCAGCATTACGCTCACGCAAATCAGAAAGATGAACAGCCACTCCTGCACCATTACGCAAGCCGTGGCTAACAAAACGCCAAGACGCTTCAATGCCATCTTCACCTTCCATTGAATCCTGCACGTTAAACACCGTGCAGCTAACAGGCAGCCGCCCATCCGGGCTTTCCATCCAGCTTTGCACCCTACCAGTGCGAGCAATTTTGTCAACCATTTTTGTCTTAAGAAAAACAAAGGGGCCTTGAGCCCCTTCTTGACAACAGGCAGGCTAGCCAATTTTTTCAATGGTGAAACGGAAAACTTCCTTTAATCGCACAGCCCTTCTGGATCGTCCATTGCCAGCAGATCATTGAAAAATAATTTCGCTTCATTGGACGTGCGAAAGTAATATGGCTTTCCTTCTACTGCTGCAAACCATTCAAACTCTGGCCTACTAAAACATGGCCAAAGTTTATAAGGGCCAATGTTAAATGGTTGACGCTCTGGCAGGCCCCACATGGTTAATTAGCAGAGATTATTTAAGGCTAATGGTTGTTGCCAATTTGCCTAGTAGTTTTTAATACATTCTTTCCCATTGCTTGACAAAACGGAAGACATTCTTAAAAAACAGGCAATTTTTTCATGGTTTTCGGGGCCAAAATGGCCCCTTTCTAGTATTTGCAAGGGAAGTGAGCCTCTTGACAAAGCTTGACAATGCATTTACGATATGCGTAGGCGCAGCAGCCGTCTAGTTTCGCCACTCCCGAACAACTAGACGCTCCTTCGCTAGCCTCTCCCGAGCACCTACTCCTCCAACGAAGCGCCTAAAGCGCGGAGTGACGGGCTAAAAAGGCTAGACAAGCCACGGTGCTCTCAGCAATGCGGAGTCCCCAAAGGACGGAGCTACTGGCGAGTGGCGAAATACAAAAAGGCTGAACCAGTTCCTAAGTGATGGTTCGGGGATACTATGCTCAGCAGCCAGGGCGGGCTGTTTTTTTTAAGAAAAAGCAATATTGTCTAGAACAGCGGCCCTTAGGGGCCGCTTTAAGCAATAGACGATGCGAAGGAGAATGCGCGAATTTAGAAAGTGCCAGCTTCCTAGTGCATCATTACGGCGCTTTAGGCGCCTCCATTAGAGGAGAAGGAGGAGAACGCTTCAAGCGGCGTCCTTCGGACTTGCTTTCAGCGTGTGGTTACTAGCTTGTGCTTTCTTGAAAATGCTCGTTAAGATTTGTGAACATTGACGACGCCGGTCTTATCCCAGCTTTCAGCCTTGCGCTGATCTCAGTCTGACTTTCGGCTAATCAATGCTTTTCCAGACTTCTTTTTAAAATGAAAAAGCTCGTAGCTGCCGACTTTGGCGGCAAATTTTGGACTGTCTTCGATGGCGAGTCGGTTCAACAACTTTCAACTTCCGACTTTCTTCGCCTGGAACAATGGTGCCCCAAAGGCACCATTCTCGTTTCAGAAAACGCTCACCTTGGCTGCGAACGCACGGACAAAAGTCTCGCGCAAGTCTATGTGAGGCAGGAGTTGCAGGCTTTCTACAAGAAAGCCGAAACCCTTGGCGTTAGCGTTCGTTTGTTCCCGCAGAGCCAAACTCCTAAGGCTCGTGACCAAACCGGCTTCTCCGAGAAAAATGATGAGGCTGATGCACAGGCCATCCATGCTTATCTTCTCCAGGAGCCCACTGTTTTGCAAAGTTTGAAGCGACCTTCTCTGTCTTTTGTTCCAGAACGGTGGAGAGAAGCTGGCTGGAGCTTTAAAGACGATACCAACATTGAACTGAACATTGCTCGTCGTTTCAACTACGCCGTGAAAGGCGATCAGCGTACAGCGTTCGTTATGGACAATTTGGAGCGCTTCGCTTCTAAGCTGTCAGACGATGAAAAGGAAATCTTCGGCCTCCTGCATCGCAAAAAAGACGGTTCGTTCTATAAGGCAGGCACTACCAACGGGCCACAGCTTTCCAAGCTCTACACCCTCGCCGCTCTCCTCATGAACGAAGACGGCTCCCTTCGTCATCGTCCCGATACGCAGCGCCCTCCTGGCCTCTCGTGGCTCATGCGAACACAGTTGACATCTAGTCCAATGCATCATCGTGGAGGAATTGCTCGTTCCAATGTGATGTGGCATGGTTTCAAAAACTATGCCATTAGCAAAATGGGCACGCGCAAAGCTGGTCCTGGTGGCAAATTGCTTAGCCATTACAATTTCTCGCCAGAACAAACCAAACAGTTCCGCCAGCTTCGTAAAGACTACATTCGCGCACAGCGGACAATGCTAAAGACGATGAAAGAACTTCTCGTCTAATAGGCGCTATAGTTCATGGGCATTGCTGGTCTCAGCCCTTATTTCAGCTTTTACGCTGGTTTTAGATAGTCTTTCAGCAATGTCCCCGCCAGTTTCAAAGAGACTTACAGGCTTTGCTCTGTTTTTAATTCTTTTTCTGGCTAAATAACGCTGGTATCAACAAGATTTGCAGGCTTCGCCCTGTTCTCACGACTACTACTAGCCAAATAACGCTGGTCTCAAGCCGATTTGCAGACTACGCTCTGCTTTAAGCCCGTCTTCCAGCTTCGTAATGGCCCTAGGTAGAAATACTTGGGGCCATTTTCGATGAAAAATGACGCCACTTTTTGCGGGGGTATGCCCAGCCTGAGAACGGTTATCATTGCCGCTACTGCTCCCTGGTACAAACGCACTACATCAAGAAATGTTACGGTTTCCGCATAAAAGCAAGATTTGCAACTTTATTCTCTCCTGAATTTAAAAGCTATTCCCTCTTCTCTCTCTCAAGGAGCTCCCCCAGTACGCTTGCAAAGAGAAGAGCCCGCCACCCTATGGGAAGGGAGACGGGCTCAGAGAAGCTAAAAGGAGACTAAGAGGGAGGGAGGCGAAGGCGCCTCAGTCTGGCAGGGGAGGAGAAGGAGCGAAGGAGGAGAAGCCAGAGGAAGGGGAGGCGAAGGGAGAGAAGCCGGAGCCAGCCGGCCTCGCGAGATCGCCAAGAAACGTAGGAGGAGAAGAGAGGAAGGGGAGGGGAGGAGCGAGAGAGGAGAAGGAGGGAGCGAGAGGAGCGAGAGGGGAGAGAGAAGAGGAGAGCCACGGGAGAGCGCTCCTAGTGTCGGTCAGAGATGAAGAGAGAGCCAGAGGAGGGAGGAGGAGGAGGAAGGAGGCCAGAGCGGACGGCCTGCCAATAGCGCTCTTCGGCGGAGAGGCGCTCAAAGTAAGAGCACAACACAGAAGCTAGGAGGGGATCGGGCTCTCCGGAGGGGAGAGCGGAGACCGAGCCTATGGGGAGGCCAGAGGAGGAGAACACGGGAGCGAGAGGGGAGGCCATGAGAAGAGAAGCGAAGGAGAGGAGAAGCTCAGAGAGAAGAGAAGGCGAAGGAGCCTCCCCCTGCCATGGGGGCCCATTGGCCAGAGCCAGGAGCGAGAGCGAAGCGAGGAGCGGCCTCAGGAGAGGCGCCTCTCGATCGCTTAAGGCGAAGCAAGACAGCGAGGCCAGAGAAGCCCGGAGAGGGGGAGGGATCCATCATGCGGAGATCGTTCGCGTCCCCGTCGATGCATTGCAAGAGAGCCTCTCGCTTGAGGCCTGTCTCTTCGCGAAGCAAGAGAGAGCGAGGGAGCTCCTCCTCTTTGCCGATCAGGATGGGCACGGCAAGAGAGAAGCCGGCTCCTATGGCATCGAGAGCGCGAGAGGCGCCTCCTTCGCGATCAGCAGCAAGGGAGGCCGTGGTATGGATGCCGGCCTCTCTCATGGCGAGGAGGCCAGCACGGCCGAGAAGAGGAGCCTTCGCATAATCGTAAGGGGAGGCGAAGGGGAGAGAGCGGAGAGCCTCGGGGATGGTACGGAGGCCGGGCTCGATCGGGCTCTCAAAGAGAAGGGAGAGGAGCTCGGCCTCTTCGGAGGAGATGCGAGCCGCGAGCCAGAGCTCATGCCATGGGAGCTCTTGCGTCCCGTTGAGCCGATAGGCGAAGGGGAGGCCGAGGCTCCGAGCCTTGCGATAGGAGAGGCCGAGAGCCCATAGGAGGCAACGGGAGAAGAGCTCGCGATCAGCGAGGAGAGCCAGAGCGCGACGAGCGCGGCAGGCTCCCACGCTCTGGCTGATTCCCCCATGGCCAGAGAAGGCGAGGCAGAGCTCACGGCAGGCCTCAGAGGAGAAGGCGCAAGCGTCGAAGAGAAGAGCGCGAGAGAGGAGGCCTTCGCGCTCCGCCAGAGCTCGGATGCCGGGGAGCTCTCCTCTGACGGGAGAAGCATGAGAGCCAGGGGAGACGGCTCGAGCGAGGCCTCGAGCGGGGAGGAGATGCAAGATTGAGGAGAAGGCGAGGCCGCTCCCCTTCGCGAGCTTCGCATTGGCTGAGCCTGTGGTAAGGAGAGAGCCGAAGGAGAGGCCGAAGCGAGCGAGGAAGGAGCGGAGCTCTTGAGGAGCTCGAGGAGCGCGAGCGAAGGAGACAGGAGAAGGAGGAGCGAGGAGAGCGGGAGCCATGAGAAGAAGAAGAGGAGGGAAGAAGAAGAGGCGAGAGCCTCAAGGGAGAAGAAGAGAAGGAGAAGCGAGAGAGCAAAGAGAAGGCCTCCCCTCATGGGAAGGGAGGCCAGAGCCTCAAGCGAGGCGAGAGCGGGAGCGGGAGGAGGCGCGGCTCTTAGCGAGAGCTTCGGAGAGCTCAGAGGCGCCAAGAGCGAAGGAGGCGAGGCCACCGGCGGCAAAGAGAAGGAAGGGAGCCGCGAAGGAGGAGGACTCAAGGGGAGAAGGAGGGGAGACAATCCCCCGAGCGAAAGAGAAGCCACCGAGGCCAAAGAGGCCAGCGCCGGCAAAGAGAGCCAGAGAAGGAGCGAAGAGACGAGCGGAGCGAAGCATGGCAAAGAGCGCGAGAGGGAGGCGATCGCTCGCCTCATGCCACACACAATACAGAGAAGGAGAGGGGAGGCCAGAGCCTCCCCGTAGGATTGTCACAATCCGTCACAATCCGTCAGAGCTCGGAGAGCTCCTCGAGATCAAGGAGGAAGGTCTCGATTGTGGCAGAGGGGAGCCAGAGCGCGAGCTCCTCGAGAAGGAGCGGGAGGCCAGAGGAGGCGAGGCCGAGCTCTTCGGCTCGATCGAGGAGACGAGCTCGGAGGTAAGAGGGAAGCATGAGAGAGCCTCAAAAGGAAGGAGAAGAAGAGGAGCGGGAGAGATCGCGAGAGGAGAAGGAGAGCGGGAGCTCGATTGAGAGGGGGAGGCTATGGCGAAGGCGAAGGAGGGAGCGCCTCTCAAAGAGGAGACGTTCGGCGGCCTCGCCAGAGAGTCGAGGGAGAAGGCGCTCGATTGTCTCGAGGCGCCTCTCGAGCGGGGAGAGCTCAGAGGAAGGAGGGAGAGCGAGGAGCGAGCGAAGCTCGGCCGGGGAGAATTGTCTCCCCTCCTTCTCTGCTGCAGAGCAAAGAGCGGAGACGCTCAAGGGAGAGAGGGAGGCCATGGGAGAGAGCGACAGGATAGGAGAAGAGAGAGGCCTCCCCTATGGGAGGCCAGAGGAGCGGAGCCTCAGAGGAGGCCGAGGCGAGAGGCTCTCTTGAGAAGAGCCGAGCGGGAGGCCTTCGCCAGAGAGGGGGAGCTCTCCCCGGCTTCTCTCAAAGAGGAGAGAAGCAAAGAACGAGGAGAAGAAGGCGAGAGCGGCTCGGGGAGAGAAGAGGAGAGCCGCTCAAGCGAAGAGGCCAGAGAGCGAAGGAGAGGAGAGAAGCGGCCTCGAGCCTGCCAGAGGCGAAGCGCGAGAGCATGGCAAAGAGCCAGAGAGAAGAGGAGAGCCTCGAGAGCTTCGGAAGCGATCGCCTCCCATGGGAGAGAAGCCAGAGCCTCGAGCGCGTCAGAGACGGGAGGGAAGGAGCGCGAGGCGCTCAAAGAAGAGGAGAGCATGGCAAAGACAGCGAAGAGGAGGCGATCGCTCGCCTCAGAGCCATACTACAGAGGAAGAAGGCGAAGGCGAGGCGCTCGGGCTCGGATTGAGACAATTCTTCACAATGCGGCCATGCGCATAGGAGCATAAAAGCACGGGAGCCGAGGAGCCCGGCCTATTGAGAATGAGAATCATTATCAAAAGGGGAGGGGAGGCCTGCGCTATTGAGAATGAGAATCATTATCAGGATAGGTTAAGAAAAGGTTAAGGCTGGGTTAAGGCCAGGTTAAGTTAAGAAGAGGTTAAGAAGGTTAAGGGAAGGTTAAGAAGGTTAAGGCTGGGTTAAGAAAAGGTTAAGGGCAGGTTAAGTTAAGAAGAGGTTAAGAAGGTTAAGGCGGGGTTAAGAAAATCGTTGTTTCAGCGCTTATATTACCGCATTCCATTAAGTCCCCTTACCGTTTCTCAGCAGGTCCCTTTACCGGCTTTCCGCGAGTCCCTTTACCGCCTGCCGCTGAGTCCCTTCACCAACCATAACCATCAAAGGCCGCTTTTATAGCGGCCTCTTCACTTTCAAACGGTCCACCAACTATTTCATCATCACTGTCGGAATAATAATACCACCCTTCAATTAATTCAGTGCCCTTGCAGCAATCGTCGTTAAAGAAATCAATGAGGATCATGATTAGTTCTTCTTGAATTTAGAAAGATGAAGATTCCACATACCTGCGCTCATATCTCCAGGGCGATACAGCGTATAGCAAGGCTTTCCTAAAACCATTCCGTCTTCACCATCGGGCTCCGGCTCAGCTTCATCCAACCAAATGCCTTTACATTCATTATTTCCATCAAAAATGCCAATTTGATAGTCATTGTCTTCCATGCATAGACGCACGTGAAAGATTAGTTCTTTGAGGCGGGCCGCTTGGTAGCGGCCCTGCGTAGCTGGCCAATACGGGCCGTTTTCGCTGTAGTTGCAAACGTAATGCATAATCAATCCTCGGGAGCAATATTAAAATAATCAGCGCTGGTCACAAATGCCAGCTAGCACTTCACCCACATATATATGGGCAGCGCGAAGCTTATCAAAAGCTTGGTCGCGCTCCTTGCGAGCCTGATAGTAGGCATCAGGCCCCTGCGGATAAAAATCCCGACCATTGAGTTCGGCTTTTGCTAAGGCGTCAATGGCCTTGTCGATGGCATCGTAAGCAGCAGCGTAACCGTCGCGCAGATCAGTGAAGCCAGTGCCGTTGAGATGGACAGTGGGAATGGTTGCCATGGAGGGAAAGGAAAGGGCGTCGCCGCCGGACAAAGGAACAATACAGGCAAAAGGGGCCAAAGCCCCCTGCTTGTCATAAAGCTTCACAAACGGCGTCGATCAGCTTCTTCTGCGCCACTCGCTTGCCATTGACTTTCCAAAGCGTGGTGCTGCTCCAGCGACCACGGCCCATGCACCGAGGAACAATCCAGCAGCTTACTTCTTTCCCATTGAACTCTCCAGAAGCAAAGCCTCCGGCGCTGCTTCCATTTTTACGACTTTGAGAAAATGCTTGATCGTAAAGCTTGCCAGTAAAGACGGTGGCGTCAGAAATGATAAACAGAGGGTCCATGATGATTAGCCGTTGACAATGTTGTTGAAATACTGTTCAGCTTCCCATTGGTGATCAAAAATGCCATAGGAAGTGTCGTGGATGGAGAGTTCGGTGATGCGTTCCCAGCCATAAGCCTCCCATTTGATCGTGCCATCAGCGCAATGATATTTGCGAACGCCATAGCCAGACCATTGAGCAAGACGGTCAGCCTCAAGCTTGGCTAAGTAGGAACTTTCCTTGTAGCCTTCAATTTCTTTGTACATGGCTTCAGAAAACAACTGTTTGGCCGTTGGCCGTGATCTTCACGACGCGCTCACAATCAAAGGAGCGCCAAGCGCCTTGCCCTTCGTTGCGGGCGATGGAAAAGTCACGGCAGCGGATGATGGAGGGCTTGGTGCTGAGCTTGCCAATACCCTTGATTTCCTTGCTGTCGCGAGGGTTGAAGCGAAGCGTGCGGACGGAGCCGTCTTGCTTGACGAATTCTACGCCAACGATGGAGGGGCCAGCGTTGAAGATGAACTGGCGGATGAAGGAGGTTTTGTCCATGGTTAAGAAGAGAGAGGGCCTCGCGGCTTGAGCCAATAGTACGAAAAAAGGGGCCTGGTGGCCCCTTCTGTAACAAAATGAAACAAAAGGCTGGGGACTTACGAGCATGCGCTTGATGCAGGGTCAATCACGGGCAAGACCGCCGCTGGAACTCCCTGCACTGTTCGATGACACCCTTCTTAACAAAACAGAGGCTAGATTATCAACTGATGGCACTCAATTGTTTTTCTCCACCACTTAGCCCAAGTAGTGGCCAGCTTGTTTAGGGAGCGCAATAGTGGAAGACATGCGAAACTTCCGCTCTGCCCCATATATATCAAAGAGTGCGCCAGATTTCGTCTTTCATTGCATTAGCAAGGGTGTAAACAAAATCTTTTGTCCGCTGATGCTTTTTACCTTGCATTGCCTTTACGAATTCTTTTTCTGACAATTGCTCTGGAGCTTTCTTGACATGCTCCATAAGAAGCGTGCGAGCTACAGCACGATCAGCAGCATTGTAAGAAGCCCATTTGAAACCAACCGTGTCCGTGACCATGCGAGAGATGGCACGTTGCGTGTCGGTGAGAAAAGGGGTTTGAGTCATGGTTTGAGCTGTCGCCAGCGATGAACAGAGGAAGTATGAGGGAGGAAAAGCCCCCTGTCAAGGGGGCTGTCAGGAAAGCTTGACTAAGGCTGAATGCTCACGGGAAAGCCGTTGGCAATGCGGCAATAGCGCTCAGGGTGAAGCTTGAGGCACTTAGCCAGGCCCTGGTGATCAGCAGCCGGATCTGGTGCCTTCATGATTGCCATGGCAGCAGCCGAGAAGACGATGGTGGTGAGAAAGAATGAAGCAAAGTCTTTCATGGTTTAAATGCGCGAGAGGCAGATGCGGGCAACGCCCTGACCAGGGGAAGCAATGCGAGAGAAGCTTCCGTAGGACAAATCAAGGATGCGGCCGCCCGAGTATGGGCCACGGTCGTTGATTGTCACCACAACGGTCTTGCCATTGTCACGATTCTTCACTTGCACCTTGGTGCCTAGTGGAAGCGAGGGGTGGGCAGCAGTGAGACCGTAGGCATTGAAGCGAGCGCCGCTGGCAGTGGTTTGGCCGTGATAGCCATCGCCAATGCCATAGTGACTGGCTTGTCCGCACGACAAAGCCGCCGCTTGGACAGGAGCGCTGCCAAGCAGCAGAAGGGGAATTAGAAAACGGAGCATCAAAAAGGGGAAGTAGCTAACGAGGCACGCGAGCATCGCTGCAGGCGTTCTGACTATTGTGACACGCTTGTCAAGCTCCCTGTGAACCAAACGGCCGATGAGGGTGTATAGTAAGGAAGTGGTCGGCTTAAGCGGCTTAACGGCTGCTCCCGTCGCAAGGCGGGCCGTAAGGACAAGCGCGACTGATAATGCGGGCCAGACTGTATGGTTCGGCCAAGGGTCTATCATGGTTCCCTGCGAGGCGCATTGTCCCCATTGCTGATCTTCTGGAGGAGGGCTCAATGGGAGCCGTCGTATCGGAGGCCACACAAAGGGAAGGGAGGGCGAAAGCCCTCCTTTCTTTTTGCCTATACGGGGCTGGCTAGACTCGGCCTATACATTACTGGCCGGGGCATGAAACTGTCGCCTGAGCAAGAACGCGAGCGTTTAGCGCGATGGTTGAGGAACGGGGAATCATACGATGACTGGGAATATGGAACCGAGCCCATCCCTGGCGACCATTTATGGACAAAAGAAAAAGCCCCTGACGGGGCTTTAGAGGATTGACTATGGAAGAGGAGGATTTATAGGGGAATCGTCGTCACATAAGCAATCAGCAAAGAATTTGTTCCTATTTGGCAGTTGATTGGCGATGGCATTGGCCATGCGAAGCATTTTGATGCGTTGAGTTTCGTTTTCTTGTTTTAGCTGGCACACTGCATTAGTAAGGGCTAATACTGACTCACGCAAGTCTTTGATGGCAAACTTTACGTCTACCTCTAAAGATTGAACGGCTTCGCAAACGTCTAAGACGGCATGAGCTGTGTCAATGTCTTCCCACGTTTTACTTTTGCCATTGAATCGTTGCATTTTGTAATTAGTCATCAAGCTGCTTCAGTGCGCGGCGGATGGGACTATCGGGTGCAATGTCCATAACGTTCTCCCACTCAGCTAGCTCAGCCAGCGCCTGCTCCTTCAAGCTCGGCGGCTTGGGGCGGCGGGCGTCGTGCAGCTCGTCAATGTCAACTCTGGCCCACTGGTTGTTGCGATCCAGCCACTCACAGCACGCCTCCAGCTCCTGGTCTGCGCCCCATTGGGCAATGTCCAGAAGGATGCCAGGCACATCAGAGCCCATGGTCTCAATGCGGGCTTGCCAAGCGTCTATCTGCCACTTCGGCGGTGGGGTGATGGGAAAAGTCATAATTGGTAACGGTTAAATGGAAATGGCGGCACGATAAAGCTCCAAATAAAGCCTGTTTTGTCGCTCTCGCCAGAAAGCAAGACGATCTTCTAACTGTTGCAACGTAAGCGGACGTTGTTTCCGTTGCTCATAGTCCCAATCCAGCAGCGGATCGTTTTCATAATCTTCAGGAATTATCATTGTTGAAATCTCCGTGCCAAAAATCTTTCAGGGCTTCTTTCATGCTGTCCTTAAGACTGCCTTCTTTCACATAGAAACCAACTCCCTCGTCTTTATATTCAGAATGGGCACGCTCAAAGTCTTGCGTGGCGGCATAAATGATTTCATCAGCAACATGACGAATGCAATCAATGAGAGAGCCGCTGAGTTGCGTGTAGGAATAGCCAGGAAACATGGCTTCCTTGATGTCTTCCATGCAATCGAGGTAGCGCGTTTTGTAGCGATCAAACAACTGCCAGTATTCAGCTTCGTCGCTATCAGTTTTAAAAGGGGGAATGTTCATTCGTCTGAAGGCGGCAGGATAGAAGCAAGTTTGTCAACAATAGGAGCCAATGTGCTAGCCCTTGTTTGATGATGTTCGTAGTTTTCAGCAACAAGCTGCGCGAAATCACGCAAAAGCTGGTCAGCTTTGTCCTCGTTGATGTAGTCAAACACCACATCATTAAAGTGGTCGATAAGTGCCATTAGAATGCTCCCTTAATAGCTTTGCAATAGCTCATCATATATTCTTCAAGATCAGCGCCAGTGGGGGCATATTGCATGAATTCTTCATGGTTCTCCTTAAGCGTGTCAATGCTCACGACAAAGCAGCAAAGAATGCGCTGCAATGCCAAGCGTTGCGTGAAATTAGGCTCTTCTTCAATGGCTTTTTCTAGCGTGCAGACAAATTCCTGCAGCTCATTAACAGTGAAATGGCGCTGAACCAAAGGCTCGCCCATGCTCATGATCATTTGACCTCTGGCATTGAAGGCGCTAATGCCTTCCTTGGCCAATGGTCGATAGAAAGAGGAAGCAGTCATGGCTTAAAAAAACGAGGCAAGATCGGTCTTGCTTGCTGGCAATCTATGAAACCACCATGGCCTCGTCAAGCCCTGCAATGATTAGCGTTTCTTATTGCTCCGCAAGTGCTTAGCCACTACGCCAGTGCTCAGCGGCTTCTCCCGCCACTTCACGGCCATACAATGGCAATGCCCCATAGGCTCAAGTTCAGCGTGCCTGTAAGCCCTGTCTAGGAGGATCTGGAGGGCTTGCCGCTTGGCTTTCGATAGGGGAGCCTCCGGCTCCTCGATGCAGCACCGGGCGAAGTCTGCAATTTCTGAAATGTCATCGAGGTTGTTGGTGCTGATGACAAAATGCCGGCCACGACGTTTGGCCTTAGCCCATGCAGGATGAATGGGCGGGTTTTCTGCAGCTAGTGCCCTGGCATCTTCTTCCAGTTCAGGAGGGATGCATATATGCACTGTTGGAACAAGCTCCGTAAGGAGCGTCAGTTGCCCGTCCATTGTTCAATGGAAAAGAAAAGAGCGATTGCCCCAGGATAGGGAGGTTTCACCAAAACAATTGTAAAGACGTTCGTAACCATTGCCATAGATGAATGTGCCGCAGGGCACTGCATTGCGCCAAACCACACACAATGTTCCAATGCGAAGGTGGCCAGTGGTGCTGTTGCAATGGAAGGAGAAGCGCATCATGGTTCAGGCTCAGGCAACGGTTTAATTTCTTCCACCAATGCCACCTTCAAATCAGGCCGTATAACGGCCAGGAAGTGCTCTGCCTGTTTAGGAGAAATGGCTCCAAGGGCAATGCGCTGGCCGTCAGCAGTGGTGATTAAGAAGGTGCGACAGACGTTCATCGCTCTTCAATGTCCTCCAAAATGGCCTGGCTGATTTCTTTCTCCAACATCTCCTTCCAATCTTCGCTGCCACCAAGGCTTCCCACTTCGCAAACAAGATGGAGACTGTCGCTGATGCGCGTGGCGTCCATTAAGCATGCACATGCCTCAGGAAGCTGGCCGGTTCCGAAGAGATCCTCTGCTGCTTCAGTGTGGGTTTCAAACCACTTACCAAGGGCAAACAATGCAATCTGCCGATAGGCTTCATCGCCATAGTTACCAACGAAAAAGTTGATGGTTTTGGCGAGGGTGGGAGGCACGCCAACAGTGCCTGGATCCTGAAGATGAGGAGAGATGGAGGAGGCAATAGCCTCCTTCTTACCGGCCTTAGCATCGGCTGCCTGGCGCAGGAAGTCGTTGACAGTGGAGAAGGAAGGGTCCAATGGAAATTGGCAACTACGGCAGTATGCACAGGCTAGCCGTGCCTGTCAATAGTCGTCTTCATTAATTGTTTGTAAAGGCACCGTTTCAGGCCAGGGTTCGTTTTCTGGCGATGGATCAAAGCTGATGGCCTCTGCGCTGGCAGGCAGGGCATTCTCCCTGCGCTCTTCAGTAGCTTTAGATTCTTTTTCTTTTTGGATGGTTGTTGACAAATCTTGAAGAAACTTTCTGTAGCTGGTGTCCTGCTGCTCCACTGGCCGTGCTTCATGAAGACCAAGCAGCTTGGCCTGTTCCACCAGACTGTTCTTGGCAACAGTCAGAAACGCTGAATCACCAGCACTCTCCTCAAGCCGGACGGTTTCATTACTTTGCCCATTGTTGTCGGACATTGTAATA